GAGCANAACCCCCCCCCCCCCCCCCTAAAGGTAGGATAACTGTTTGTTATAATTAGTTAACGATACCAGTGAATACGATATTGCGTCCTAAAGCATTACAGAAAATTGCTAAGTCACAATAAGTACGATATTCAATACCGTTTTGATTTTCAAGAACAATTAACATTTCTTCATTTTTTCCTGGAAGATTGAAAGTAATATCAGAAGATCCAACTCTTTCAAAAGATTCAAGGTCAAGTCCGAAAGCTATTCCTTCTTTAACATAAGTACAGCTAATGATTTCAATCAAACCATTTTGGCTATGAAATACGATAGTTTGTGAACCATTCTCATATTTCTTGACATCATAAGACTCATCAAATAGTCTTTTTGCTGTTTGTTCATTTAACAAATCAGACCATGTTTTAGGATTAACGAAAAGAGAAATCTTTCCTTCAAGTCCTTTAGCTACTGCATCAGCAATACCATCAGAAATTTTTTCGAATGATAAAGCTCCACCTACTGGATAAACGTTACCTGTCCATAAGCTGTAATCAGTAGAAACACCAAAAATGTTACCAGTAGTAGTTGTTAACATTTTATAGATACCCATAAATTCGTTACCCTTAGCACCATGCTCATAAATAACTAGTTCATCACCAGCTAATTTAGAAGCTTTCAAAGTAGCTAAGTTATCACCTACAGCAGAAGCCATATCAACATAAAGTCTTTTGTTTCTGATATCAACTTTAGTAATTTTGATAATAGTAGTGTTCATTGCTGAATCAGTTAGATTATAAATATCTAACTTCATTTTCTCACCACCAACCCAAATTCCAGGTGCCCATTCAGCTACTGTAATATCAAAATAAGCAGAAGCATCATCAACAACACTTATAGTAGCCAATCCAGATTGACCATAGAAACATTGGTATTCATGCTTCTTATAAGTTGAATTTAAAAGGTTACGAACAACATGTTTTGTTGCTTTACCGTAAGCAGCAGCATCATTAATGGAACGTGAAATAGCTGCGAATGATAATTGGGCTTTCAATATCATTTCACAACCTTTTACTGTTGCTTCTTTAGTAGCTCCTGAAATTGCATCTTTTAAAGTTACAATTTCTCCAGAATCACCGTTGTAAGAAACTCCGTGCTCTAACATATTGTTATTACTAGCTTTTGATGCTAGTAAGTTTGAGTAATCAAACTCTCAGTTTTATCTATTTTATAACTGAGATCAGAAACAACTTGAATTTTATAAAGCATATCAGGATGAATATAATCTTTTATTAAATTAATAAATCTTTCTTTATCTTCTTTTTTTCCAATTCTAATATAAGGATAAAAATTATGTTCAAGATATACTTTACTATGAATATTAAATTTTTCTAATAATAAATTAGAAAGTTTAATAACATCTTCTTTTGGAAATCCACCTAAAGAAAATTTAAAAGCTTTTAGTTTTCCTTTATGACTTTCTTTTGAACCATCGTCCATAAAAAGTATAGCTAAAGAAATTTCATTAAAATGTTTTAGAACATAATCAGTTATTCTTTTTTTACCATCAACAATCATTCTATAATATAAAGAAGTAAATTTATGATGTACAGTTGTCCAAAATCTATAAAAATTTTGTCTTTTTCCCGAAGGTGATGTCATAGATTTAGCTAAACACATTTTACTTCCAACACCATATTCTGTTGATATCAAATCTAATTTCCATTTACCATAATCTTTTTGTTTCTCACAATGACCAAAAAGTATATGTTTATTTTTTTTTCCAGCAAAAGAAGAATCTCCTAACAATGTCCCTATTAAAAACGCTTTTTTATTTTTCTTTAATTCCAACATTCGAACTCCCTATTGGGTTTCTTTTATTTTTTCAAGTTGACTTTCGCATCTTCTTTCGAAGTCCTTTCGTTAAGTCGTTCAGGCTGGTTTTACCCTTGCCCCTTGTTACCTTTATTATATTATAGAAAGGCTTCCAAGTCAATTAGAAAGGATTTTACTTGGGCTTAGATTGCACTATCTATTGTTAACCCAAATTAATCGTATTCTTGTATTCCAATCCCATTCTTTTATTAGGTGATACGAAAGGTATCATCTTAGAAATCTTAACACCTTCTGGTATTAAATCAGTTAATTCGCCATAAATGGATTTATGAAAACCATTTAGAGCTGCCATATCATTATGATTATAAGACATATAGAAACTCCTTAATTTATTTAAAAAATATCATTTATAGACTACCTATAAATGAAAAACCTACTTTGTTTGTTAATTACTCTTTTTCTATTTCTGGTATTTCATAATCCATCGTTGGGTATATGAAAATCATAATAAATACTAAAATAATAACCCACATAAGTACTTGATAATTATGTTGTACTAAGATAACAAAGGGTTACCTATTAGCTAGGTAACCTGTTTAAATTATTATATTTTACTCCAAAAATCTTTTTGTTCTATCGTTTTAAATTTTCGGTCAATAACTTCTTTATTTGGTTTACTTCCAGTATCCTTTATACTATTACTAGTTGGTGGTGCTTCTTTTTTAACTGGTTCAGCTTTCTTTCTTTTCTTTATTATTTGTCCAACTTTATCTTCACCCAACAATTTTTCAATAACTTCTAAAGGCATTACACTAGCTATCGATTTGATTTCATTTAGTATTTGATCTTTAACCAAAGGAACGATATCATTAAAACTAACATCAATATTATTCTTCAATGCTATTCTCATATATCCAGTCATTCTATTAATAATCTCAGGATTCATTGGTAATTGATTCTTTTCAATAGCAGCCATCAAATCTCTTTGATATTCAGCAGCATATCTATCTTGTAGTGCTTTCATTTCAATTTCTTCAGCACGTTTTTTAGCTTTCTGTTCTTCTTCTTCCTTTTGTCTAAGCTTTTCTTGAAGTTCCATTAACTCTCTATCTTTTGGATCTAGTTGAGCTTTCTCTAATTTGTCATTCATTATCTTTTCAGAAAGTCCATCAATATCAATACCCATTTTACGTAAAGCATTAGCTGTATCTTTTTGTAAATAGTTAAAGAAGTCTTGTAAATCCTTTTGTACCTTAGCATCTTTCTTTTCTAGTTCAGCAGCTTTTTGTGCTCTTTTCTGTGACATTTCAGCAAGTTGAACCATTCTAATTAGTTCTTCTTCGTTAGCTAAGTCAATTTGTTTTTCAATTTCTTTACCATCAACTTTAATGTTTAACTTTTTTAAAGTTGACTTAACTGCGTCTTTCATTTCAGGACTAGCTTCTGCTGGTTGTTCTGGTGCAGCTTCAACATTACCTTCTTCTGGTTGTACAACAGCTTCTACATTTTCTGCTGGTGCTTCTTGTGATGGTTGTTCTTGTGTTACTTCAGCCATAAATTTTCCTTTGTTTACCATCCATATAGGATAGGTGTATTATTTTCTCCATCGATAGTGATAGGAGAATGACGAGTAAATCTTTCGAAAAACTCGTCAAAATGTATACTAACTATTTGATATATTTGTCATTCCTTCATTTGCTGTTAATGGTGCATTTTCAAAACCTTCAGGCATTCTTGGCTTTTGTAATGTTGTATCTTGTTGATTCAATGCCTGTTCTACTGGTGGTAGATTTTGGGGTGCTTCCATTTGTGATGGTGATGTTGTCTGTCCTGGATTTGGTTGGGTTATTGGTTGAACTATCGGTTGAATACCCATAGCTTGTAACAACATAGGATCTGTATTTTTCCAAGTTTGAATATGTTCATTGATATGAGTTAATACTAGATTAACTAACTCAGCATCAGATTTTAATATAGTATCATTCAATACACCTCTATGACATTGAATATGTTTGGGGTGATTTTCTATAGCTAATACAATAGGTTTTGTTCCCATTAAGAAACCTTCGTTTTCACCACGTATTAAAAATTCCTCTTTTACAATATCTTCTGTACCCATTTCTAATTTACCAGTATGTATAATTGTTATGTATTGTTCTGGGGTAAGTGTGCCATATTGAAGTAAATTATCAGCCATTTGTGCTCTACCAGCAAGTGTATTAGTTAAAGGATTTGCAACATCAACAATAACTCTATTTATAGAACGTAGGTCTTCTCCTTTAAATTCTTTCATATACGACCTTCCAGATTTACCAACAATAGCCGCAATTCTTGGAGAGTTAGCAAAATCTTGAAGTATTTCAATTAAACAAATACCGACATTTTCAATTAAGTAAATATATTCTTGTTGTAAACCCGACATAAATTGTATAGCATTAGTTTGTACCATAGCCAATGCTGATCCAGAACGTAAAGATGCTTCTGGATTTCCTCTAGCTGTTGAATTTATAGCCGATAGAGTTTCCATATCTTTAACATAACGATCCATTAAATTATACAATTCAGGAGCTGTTTTTGTTAAGTTTAAAGCTTCAGGTTTAGCACCACCTTGAGGGTTATAATCCATGATACTTAAACCATTAGCTAATTGTGTGACATCAATATTTGATCCACTAGGATTTAATATTGTTTGTACACCAAAAGCAACGTTGTTACTTAATGCTGCTGAATTTAAACTATTATGTGCGTCCTGTATTGATAGTAAATCAAATAAAGGACTATATCCTAATGGTGTTCCTAGTATTCTTCCTGGATAAATTGGGAATACAGGTATCCTCCTATATGGTAGTTCACCCTCATGGAGTATTGCTTCTTCAGAAACAAATAACATATATTTACCTTCAGGCATTGCCTCACTACGCCTGTGATAAAACTCTAACACAGATATATCATCAGTTTCATCTCCACTATATAAACCAACACGTACTCTTTTCGAATGATCTTTCGATTCTATAGCCATTATTTCTTTTTCTAAATGTGGATACTTAGCGATCAAGTCATATCTATTTTTAAATGATCTAGTTATAATCCAATCGAAATCTCTACCTTCTTTGGAAAGATCCATAACAACATCTAAAGCTGATAGAACATTAAATTCAACATCACCTTCATACTGTGGATCTGGTATTTCTACTTTCTCTCCATTTTCTTGTAGTTCTTTGTATTCTTGTATTTCTTTTTTATTAGTTACTTCACCTAACATACCATTCCAAGACATTTTCATCCAACCCAAAGATGTAGATAATGCATATTCACATGCCATCTTTAAGTATTCTTCTAGTTTCTTTTCTCTCATATAATAGTCAAGTAGACCATTTCCTAGATATGTCTGTGTAACCGATTTAAAGTCTGTATTTACTGCTCTACATTCCATTGCCGGTCTAGTTGATGTTGTCATAGTCAACATATGTCTAGCTATGTTTCTGAGATGATTAACTACTATCTGAGCTAGTTCTCCATCTTCACCAGCAAACGTAATTTGATGAGCTTCACCTATTGAATTATAGTATCCACCATAATATGCAGCATATAAATCTCTAAGTTTATCCATGAATCCACAAGAGTTAAGTGATCTATCCCATGATTCAATTTTAGATAACAAAGCTGAAGCACATTCTTTTGATTCTCTTGCTGCAAAATATTTATTATTTTCCATAAATCATCCTTAATTAAGAAAACAAAGGTTTTTGAAAAGTTAAACCCCAAGCCGTATATACATCATTACCGTCTATTTTTCCACTAACTAATAAACCACCTGTCATTATTATTTTTATTTTATATCTTTCACCGCGATAGAAATCAAATTCTATAGCACAAGTTAATTGTGATACATTTTGTAAAGTATCTTTATAGTCTAAAACAAACCATTCTTCATCAGATTCTTCACCAACTTTAAATATACTTAACGTTACTGTACTAACATCAAGTAAAGATTTTAATTTCATTTGTAAGTCTAATAAATATATACCATCTCTAGGTATAACAAATTCGTCATTATCTGAATCATAATTACCATCTAAATCCCAAAGTACTCTAGATGATGTTACTGCGGTCCAAGAAGTTGATATGTTTTGATCTGTACCATTTTTATCAACAGCTAATGAAGAATAAAAATCAAAAGGATTCATTCTATTCATATGTAGAATCGCCTTTTCATACGACAAATCTTCAACACCATCATTTAATATGACTGTACCATTTTCTAATCTAGTTAATACACTCTCACTAGATAATAATTTGAACCATTGGTTTGATGGTACATCATATGATTCACCAGAAGGAATATCACTATTTAATATTTGTATAGTCTCTTCTGTATTATTTTTAAGTATCTTTTTCATCATAATCATACTGGAACCCTCGAAACCCATAATGTTAAATCCATATCACTACAGTTAGTACCGTCATCTAAGTATTGAGCATATACAACACTACCAGCATCAAAAGTATAATCTAGACCATTAACAAATCCATATCCATCGTTTGGGCTATCAACATCTAATGTATAAAAAATAGTTCCAGTTTTAGAAACTGATCTAAATTGTACTCTAAAAGATACATTTATAGTTTGATTAGACCAACTTATTTCGTTTATTTTGGTTTTAACAGCAAATACACAAAATGGTGTGTTTGGTAGTAATTCTGTTGGACCTAACCAATTATTATTACCAACAATACCGTTATATACACCTCTTATTCCTGCTCTAGGAAATCCTTCACCATATTGTTTAGATTCTTCTATTGCAGACTGAGTATCTGTGGAATTGAATCCATTTGTTGAATTATCAAATGGTGTAGATTTTGCTACTTGAGTTGGGTGTGTACGATGTGTCATTATGCTACCTCTGTTATTCTAACATCAACAGTTCCAGTAGCTGTAATAACCCAAACCCTTAATTCTGGTCCAACTTCAAGTGGAAAAAATTGATTACTAAATATTTTAGTACCGTTAGATGTTGTAACACCATTACTATATCCGTAATAAATATCACCATTCAAAGGTTGAATTGTTATTATTTTACGTTCACTTAATGGAGTTGTATCATAAACAACTTCTTGTGCTGTTGTTGTAACACTCAAAGCTTTATTATAGCCAGGACCATCCAGTTGTGAAAAATTTCCAGACATAATTATATCCTATTCCCTTTTTTCATATTTTCTATAGCAGGAAGATATTGTAAATTCCAAGGAACATGTAGTCCAGTAATATTTTTACCTTTTATCGGTATTATATGATCAACATGATATCCTTTTGGACAATTTTTATATATTAATTTTAATTCTTCTTTTTGTTCTTTTGTTATCCATTTTGGTTGAACTTTTTTGTTTCTTCTACTATTTTCTCTTACTTTTGCTCTAGAATTATCTATATCTAAATAATATTCTCTTTTAGAACGTTCTCTACTTTTTTGATGTGTTAATTCTAAATCTTCATAATAATATTTTTTTTGCATTAATTCTTCCTAATTCGCATATTCTATCTTTATTTTTTCTATAATATTTTCTTCTTCTAGAATTAACGTTGTCTTTTGTTTCTCTTATTCTATCTATTTTACATTTTCTACAATATGAACTTCTTCCAGATTTTTTTGCTCTATCAATACAAAAATCTTCTATATTTTTTTCTTGTTTACATTTAGGACAGAACTTAGTTGTCATATATAATTATTCTACCTTACTTTCTTTAGATTTAATAATTCGTTTAACTTCTAAAATATTAGCATCTAATTTAGGTATAAATTTAGTTTGAATATAACTAAGTAATTTGAAATAGTCGATTATATCTTGTGTTTTGAAATGATTGAATTCTGCTTTTTTAGCTATTGTATTTATAAATTCAATAAACTTTTCTTTGTCTTCTTCATTGAAATAATTTTCCATATAAACTCCTTTTATATGAACAAGGGATTAGAGAGAGTATTTCTACTCTCCCTTCCTACTTGTTATTGAATTATGATAATTCCATGTGTCTAATTTCATGACCTAATGTTGCTGCTATCCATTGAACATCTACAGCAGCTCCTGCTCTTAGTTCCATAATGTTCGCTGGATCTAGTGGAAATCCGTTTGCTTGTGTAACTGAAGCACCACCAACAAATGCTCTTTTATTTGTATTATTAAAAATATATAAATACTTTCTATTAGCTAATGCTGATGCAACAACAGATTCTCTAGTATCTGCAACATCTAGAGTATTAACATCATTTGCAATAGCTGTGTTAGCTAAAGCTGCATCATTAACAACTATTGAAGAATTGATGATATTAACATCTAATCCAGTATCAGCACCAACAACAGTAGAAGTGATAGATGTTCCTGCTCCGTCTTTAGTCCAAGAAGATACACTATCAGTAGCAGCAGCTAAGTCTCTAATATCCAAATCTGAAGCATCTACTGTAATTGAATTACCACCATCACCAATAACCCAAGGATCTGTTCCTTGATAAGCTGTAACACTATCAGATGTATATACTAAATCTCTAATGTCTAAATCTGAAGCAGTTACTGCTATTGAAGAATTAGAAATATGAACATCTAATGCAATATCACTGTTTTCAGAAGTAGAAGTAAAATAATTAGTACCATCACCAAGTCTTACAGAATCTTCTGTATGATCTAAATCAACATCAATTTGAATATCACTAGAAGCAATGTTAACATCTAATGCATTACCGGTAGAAGTAATACCATTACCGGCACTATCAAATAAAGCCGATGCTGTATTCAACCATTCTTGAGAATTAATTGTTTGATGGTCAATTAACGTACCATCAGATGATCTTACATATGCACCAACGGAATCACTAGCTAATATAGTGTCAGCGTCGGTTACATCGAAAATTAGCTTTGTCTTCCAACCCATAAAACCTCCTAAAAATTGTTAAAATAATTATCTAGCTCCAACTAGATAATTCTATAGTATCATTTGCCTTGTTAGATCTAAAGTATACAACTATCGGAACAACTAATTTTAAATTATCTTCAGTCTTTAAATTTCCAGGACTTAATGTTGAAAATGTTGTTCCACTTTCACCAATCTGAAAAGACCATTGTATCTCTCCAAATTTCCTTGATTTCCATTCAAATCTTTTAGTACCCAAAGGTATTGTAAAACTATATTCTGTATTAGCTAGAGGTGCCGCTATATTTTGAGTTAAACCAGAATCAACTTCAATAGCTAAACTTATTTCACCTTGAATACGTACAGCAGTATTACCATCACCATCGGTGGTAAACTTTTCAGACTCCTTTCTGTGAAGCCAGTTATTTAAATGATTGAAAACTCCCTTCACAACAAATCCTTCCTAGATTATTTTTTCAATAGAAGATATTAATTTAGTAACTACATCATAATGTATTCTAACTTTCGCTACTAACCCTCCGATTTCTCCTATTTGTACAGATTTAATCATTCCATGTTCAGTATTAACATCTGTAGTTATTGTTGCTACACCATATGTATTATTCTTTATTGTTACTTCATTCGTTCTATATGTAGCAATAAAATAATCTAATATATCTATAGCATTATTTGTTTTTTCAGCAATAGTGTTCTCATTATCACTTGATAAAATATTAACAATAATTGGTATACTACCTAGAGGTGATGGATCAACACCTAATCCATCTAAATTATACCAAACGTGAAATTTAAACTCATCATTTGTTGTATATAAAAAAAAGTATTTATTATTAAGAGTGTTTAAACCTTTTTGTGATGATATACCTAAACCACTTGTACCATTTGTTGCATCTGGTTTATCACCAACACTATTACTAGCTATAGTTGTCATACACCCAATATTAAGTGATGTAAATTCACTATCTAAATTCATAACTTCTTTTAATCTAGAAGCTAATAAATTAGAATTATCTGATGAATATATAACAACTTCTAAATCTCTTAAAGCTCCAGTAACTGGATGTATTGATGTACCATTAAGATTAAACCATACACCAACAGATCCAACATCATCATATATTATGAAATATTTACCATCTAAATTTATACCAGTTTTACCATTAAAAGTAACTGTAGTAATTTCGCTTCTACCATCTGGTGTTCCTCTACATGAAATTAAAGTTTCATGAGCAATACCTTCACCATAAAAATTAATATATTCAACTTCAAACGTTCCATCACTCATATCTTTATATTCATAACTAACTTTAACGTAACGTTTAGGAACAAAGTCATTGGCTAATATAACATCAAACGCTCTTTGTGTGTCGTTAAATGCAGTTTGAAGTGTTTGTCCTGGATCTAATACTGACAAACTATTTGGACTATTTTTAGAAAACATATATTATATTCCAATAACATTAGTTGTTTAATTTAAACTACATTAATACTTGATAATCATCTACGACGCTTAACTGTGAAAATGTCACGAATACTCTGTTGAACGTCCGTAAGTTGTTGTTTTTGTTTAGGAGAGTAGAATCCACCTTTAGGTAAATCGTAATCTTTAGGGTATGGATTTTTATGATAGTTGATGTTACGTATCAAATAAATCAATGCATCTAAACAGTCAAAATGTGAACCATCAGCAGCTTTCTCATATTTAGTTCTTGCTTTATTCCAAGTAGCATTCATTAAATGAAATATTAGGTTTATACATCTAGGATTTATCTTTAGTTTTTTACCAGAAACTTTCATACGTAAAGCGTTTATTTGTGCGTTTTTATCATCTTTTCTAGTTGGTATAAACGATAAGTTGTGTAAGTTATTAAAGTCTACGATAATTTGCCAACTAGTATCACATATCCTTGACTCTGGTAATTTGTCACCCCAAAGCATCTTTTCCTTTAATTTAATAGCATCAGCCATATCAATAGTTGTATATTCTTTACCATTGAATACTAATTCATCTTCAACAACAATTTCATCATTTCTAAAATCATAATACGCAAACAAAAAAGCTGTCCAATCTAGTATACCAAAGTCACCAGAAGTATAACATGTATAGTGTGCTGGTCGTTTCCATGTTTGTATTATGTCTTTCATTTTTTCATCAGTAGCTTCTGGTATAACTAATGAATTTGTGTCAGCTAATAATTTACATAAGTATTCTCTTTTAAAATCTATAGAATCTTTACCACCAACAGCATTAGCCATTTCTTCTATTTCATATCCTTTAAATCTAGGACAATCATATATAGTTCTTCTGGTATATGCTTTTTTATAGTCAGCTTCTTTAATATATTTATTAAATGTATGTGCTGCTGAAGATGGTGGAGTTGAAATCATGATTGTTAATCTACGCTTAGACGTATTCATAGTTGGAAATAATACAGATTTATAATAGTAGTCAAATTCAGATGAATCCATAAATCCACACTCATCCATGAATACCCTATCAAATCTTTGACCTCTAGCATTTTCAATATTACCAGAGTCTGTACCAATACAATGAATTTCAGAACCATTATCAAATACGAATACGTTTTCTTGAGTATTAAATTTAGGTCTTAATTCTTTAGGACAATCTATACATATTTCATTGAAACGAGATTTAATTAATTTTCTAGCTTGATTCTGTCTAGGTAAAACGTAAGCTATTTTAAAGTTGGGATTACGAATACATTCTTCGATTGCTAATAAAGAAATTAGGAAAGAGTTATGAGTTACCAATCCATCACCAGTAAGATATAAATGTGTATCATTATCAACAGTAATATCCCAACATTGTTCCATTCTTCTATTTTCTTTTCTAACACTAACAGAATCTGTCACACCATTTACAACAGTTACTATTTTATCATACTCATTAAAATCTTTTAGTGGTTTCTCCAAAAGATTACCTTCACCATTTTTAACTAACCAGTAATGTTCATCAGTACAACCAGCTAAAACTTTACCATTACCAACTAAATCAAATACTTCTTCAACACCACAATCTATTTTATCAACAACTTTAGTTGGACTTACACTACCGTCTTTATTATATCCATAAATAATATCACCAATATTAATATCTTTGATTAACTTTGGTCCAGTTTCTGTGATGACGTAAGTACTTGAATTTATTGACTTTCCAGTTTGTCTTGAGAGGCACCATACTAACAAATTATTCTTAGTAGTATGGTAATTTTCATATAAACTTTTCTGATTACTATCCAACTTCCAATGAAGTACTCCTCTTTTCCACAATTTAACAGCAGCTTCTCTTTGTAATCTCTGTTTTTTAGCATCAGGTTTAGTTGTACCTTTAGGTCTACCTCTAGGTACAATCTTGACTAAATCTTCTTCAGTATTTATTATTTTACTATCAACAACAGGTTCTTTATCCTCAACAACTTCTTCTATGATAGTTTTATCTCCACTATTCATCATCTTCACCTGAAACTATGCGCAATAAATCAGCAGTAGCTTCTTGTTTATCTTCCTTGGATAGTTTAGGAAGCTTATCACCATTCTTTAAAGCTACATATGCTTTTATAAGTACGTCAAATTTACGCAAATCAGCCCCTTCTAAGCGTTCTCCTTGCATGACTATACCATCATGCATCCTTTTGAATTCAACCTCAATAATCTCCATTTGGTGGCTTCTACGAGCCAGTATACCTTCTTCCTGCTTTGGTTGAATTGATGGAACACTACTATTTTTTAGTAACTCTTCTAAATGTTTGACTTTCTCTTCTAAGTCATCAATATAATTCTTTGCTTCAAAAAGCATATTACATGCTTTCTCAGCAAATTCCTTAGAATTCATTTCATTTTTCAATTGCTCTAGATTTAGTATATTTAATGTATCCATATCTATTTTCTCTTCGATTGTTGAAACTCTAGATTAACTCTAGCTAGTTTACTTTTAATATCGTTTATCTCTTCTCTAGTACTTTCTTTAAAGTCTTCTTCAGTTTCTATCTTACGTTTATTATCCATCCAATAAATAAAACAATAAACACCACCTAACACTAAAAGATTAGCTGCTGTTTGTAATGTTGGTTGAATCAATAGTAATTTAATAACAAAGAGTACATAGACACTTAAAAGATAGTGTTTGAAACTAGATAAAAATAACCATATCCGTTTTAAATAATTCATAAAACTCCTTTTTTATGATATAATAGGGTATCGGTAGTTTCGTTAACGGCTTGTATGTGTTAAACACTATGTCAATATAGACCTTCCGACTTGACACTACGTAACCCTACAATAACACTTGATAATCAAATAATAGTTTAAAAAATAGTTGTTAGTACTCTTTACAAACCAAGAAAAATATGATACAATAGGAAACAACAGTAGGACGTTAGGTAGTGTTACATCAGTCTTTTCTTGCGTTTAACTATGTATAACCTTTCGTAGCAAAAAGCGGAGAAAGGTTGTGTTAAACAATGTAATAAACCTTAGACAAATGGCACGGATAAGTTTAATTAAAATAATTTATTATTTCTCTTGATTTCTAATTATAGATATGGTATAATATAGGTATTAACAATAATAAAGGAGTAACTATGAAGTTAGAGTTTACTATAGATGAGAAGCAATATCTTAACATGGTAATAAAAGATGCAATACAAGGAGCTAAGAATAACAAAGCAAGGAATACTGTTAGATATGGTAACAAAGTATTAGCTAAGTTTGACCATAATAATGTCTATAGTGAGTTAAAGTTAAAGGAATTAGATATACTAGCTAAATTGGTAACTAGTTCTGTTGAAACTCTAGATAAACTATCTCAAGATGACAAACTAAAGGATAAGTTAGATATTATAAGTACTAACTTAAAGTTTGCAAAGCAATTCTCTATTAAACTTAACCAACTATATGTTGAACATGCTAATAGATGTTATTTACTTGATAATACTGAGAAACGTAGCTAGGATTATATATGTCATATTTTGATTCAAATGGATTGCTTAACAGTATAGATAACGAAGATGGTGGAGAAAATAGTATGTTATACACATTTGAGTATATACTACTATTTAAGTTATGTTATGGATTTAATTGTCATGAATACTTAACATTTACTGAAGCTATGGATAAATGTGAACTAAGTAAAGGTGTGTTTAAACAACATCCAACAAATATAGATTCAATGAGTCATGATAACTTAACATCTATGGTATGTTATTCTAAATTATTTAATAAGAAATACCATAAAGATATTTGGGATGAAATAAAGAGACAAGGATACTTTAAATATGATAACCAGACACCAGATAAACCGACTAAATGGTTACACCCTAGAGATACAATATACTATGGTATACTAAACAATAATGTTATATGTTATATGTTTATACCAATACTATTTATTATGATGTTAGTTAGTATGTTTGAAGAAAAAGAATCTACTTGTGGTAAGATACTATGGTTTATTAGAATATATAGTTCAAACAATTTATTTTTTAAATTGTTTTTTAAACCAATATATGATATAATACTAAGAGTACAGTATGGAAAGAATCCATTACAACAATTATTTAGTATTTACTTTAAGGAAGTTAATCATCCAATACACTATTTAACAAGGGTTTATTATGAACGATGATAAAGATTTTATACTAGAATTAGAGAAGAAACTAAAAGAAGCTCAGAAAGAAAATGGTATATATTCATCTTTTGATGAGTGGTATGAAGTAAATAAAGCTAGAGTGAACTGTATTGAAGCTTATGTTAACAATGAAGATTTAGTACGTATAGGTTGGGAAGCTAGAACTGAGGAAGTACATTCACTTAAAATGAAATATAATCAATTACTAAATCATGTTGGTGGTAAGGAGATAATTGAAGGTATTGTTAGTCTTCCTATTCCAGTAAAGGAAATAGATGTTGTAATATCAACATTGTTTAAAGTTGTTGGAGCATTAATTGTTGTTTTTGGGATATATTACTTCATATGAGAGTATTACTAGGAACAACAATAACTAATTACTTCTTTAAAAAATCAGATATGAAAGAAAATATGAATCATATCTTTTATTGTGATTTTGAAAGCATTGAAGAAGTTGAAAATTTTATACATAATTCATATAATAATAGATTATTAATATTACTAAATCCAAATGGAGAACAAGATGACGAAAGAAGCGAAAGGGAATCTGATTTGTGTTAAGTGTGGTAAAAAAACATATAGAAATCATAGAGGTGTTGGTTTGTGTAGAGATTGTCAACCTTACATTAGAGATATGAGAGATATGTTTGTTGACGAAGCTCTTACTATTGAAAAAAATGGTGAAAAGGAAAGATTGAATGTGAAAGTAACAGGCACACTCAATACATCATTGATTGTTAATTTTCTTATCAGTAATAAAAAACCTGAAGATGAATTTGTTGAGTTTAAAAAGAAAAAAGAAGAAGCAATTTTATTAAGTAAAACTATGGATAAGAAAAAATAATGAAATTAGCTATATGCGGATCTAGAACTATAACATTAAGTCCAGAAGAATTACATACTTATATTAATAAATTATATTCAGAAAGATTCTTAGATCCATATGCTGAAGATTTTATAAAAATAGTAAGTGGTGGAGCTAAGGGTGTAGATTTGTCTGCAAAAATATATAGTGAATTATATAATATTGATTATATTGAATATCTTCCTGATTGGGATAAATTTGGTAAATCTGCTGGATATATTAGAAATAAGGAAATAGCTAAATGTGCAGATAAATTATTATTAATATGGGATGGTAGGAGTAGAGGTTCGAATATTACAAAAACATTATTTGAAAAATTAAATAAACCTATATATCAAATAGTTTTGGAGAAAGTATGAAATTAGAATTTAAAAAATTAAATAGAGATGCTATAATTCCTTCGTATGGTCGTGATGGTGATTCTGGTTTTGATTTTAGTTCTGTTATATCTAGAAGGATAACAATACAACCAGGAGAGACTATGTTAATTCCAACAGGTTTAAGTGTAAATATACCAGAAAATTATGAGATACAGATTCGACCAAGAAGTGGTCTTACGTTAAACACTAAACTAAGAATAGCTAATAGTCCTGGAACAATTGATTCGAACTTTTTGGGTGAAATATGTATTATTGTTGATAACATAAGTCAAACACAAACTGAGTATATAAATTTTGGGGATAGGATAGCACAAGGGGTCTTATGTAAAGTTACTAAAGCTAACATTGAAGAAGTTGAAATAATAACAAAAGAAACCAATAGAGGTACTAATGGTTTCGGTAGTAGTGGAGTATAAAAAATGTTTGAAAAAATTATTTATTATTATCTAACGTTAGTTGATATACCTAATATATTTAATATTTATAATAAACCTTACGTTGAACAGAACGTTAGAACATATACATTTTTCGAACTTACTGATGTAGAAAATTATAGTGATGAGTATTTAAATAAACAGTTATTTTTTCTAGTACACCTAAATGATCCAGAATTTGTATATAACTATGATGAATATTTGTTAACTATATTAAACGAAATAGAATATAGAAAGATAATTAACTCTTGACTGTTTTTAAAAGCTATGTTATAATTAGATATTCTCAGAAAAGCCTCCTTCTGAGATAGACAAGGAAGTCGATAGTATCCTCTTATATGGTAGATAAAGAAATGAATTTTTTATCTATCCTTTTATAAAGAGAATTATATGGGTAATTTAATTACATTGGAAGAGTTTAAAAAACTATTAGATAATAAAAAATATTTATTATCTGATAAATCAACAAATAAAATTCCTGCGGTTGTTCTAGATATAGATGATTGCCTACTAAATTTTATAGTAACTCTAATACTTCTTTTTAATAAAATAAATAACACAAATATAAACACAAACCAAATCATAGAATGGAATTTTGAAAGTATCTTACTGAAAGACGATATTAATAATAGTTTTATACAAGGTAAAGATATTCGAAATTTTATGAAAAGCTATGAAAAAGAAATTTTAACTTTATTGACACCTCTTCAATATGTTAACGACACATTAAATATAATTAACAAATTAGGTTATAAAATAATACTTTTAACAGCAAGAGATAAAAAACATACAAAAACCACAAGGTTTAATCTATCACATAATGGTATTTTATACGATAAAATTATTTTTAATTCGAACAAAAAGGAAATAATTAAACAATTATCAAAAAAATACAATATAGAATTATATATCGATGATAATGTTAATAATATAGTTAACGTTAATAGTCTAGGTTTAGTTAAAAATATATGTATGGTAAATCAAGCTCATAATATATATAAAAATATACCAAATAACATTAAAAGAATTGATGGTATATATGAAACAATTTCTTTATTAAAAGAAATAGATTAGAAGGATATAAATGAAAATAAACATAAATCATTATAGAACAGGTAAGAAAATATTAGAAAACTATTTAAAAATGTTTCCTAATACTGAAAAATCACAACTACTAGCTGAATTTTCAGCAACTCAAGGAGTACCATTATTGATATGTTATTACTTTCTAGGTGAATTACAAGGGTTTGATGATTTTATACGTAATAAGATTATAGAATATAAGAAATACTACGATATTGATATGATGGAAGGAGAAACTTATGAATAATCTAGATACTAATATAATATATGTAACAAAAACTAAAGATTATACTATGTTATATGCTAAAATTACAGCTATTGGTAAACATAATGTTTGTTATGATAGATGTAAAGATTTAAATGATCTAAACTCTGGATTAGCTATGGAAGAATGTTCTAGTATAGATGATTTTAGGTCTTTTTTTGAAGAATATAAAGAAAAGCCTAAAAAAGTAACATTATATCGTTATTTATATGATGGGGCTGGTGGAATACTTCATTTAAGTGAGTGGAGTAGTGAAAAAAAAGAAAAACAAACATGGATACTTATGGAATTTACTAAAGAAATAGATTTAGAATAAGGAATACAACAATGAGTAAAAAACTAAAGCCTGAAGTAACTGATCCTACAACAAAACTAATATTATCTATACAAGATGTTGGTTGGGGTTTTATTGTACCAGCTGCTAGTGATAAAGATGATGTGATAAATGGTATGTTAATTGGTAATAATGAATTTTTAGATTTAGTACATAGTTATTTACCAGAAAACTTCGCTCAGATTCTTAAAGAGAAAATGGAAAAGAAAGGATAATTATGATAACACTTAAAGAGGTTATTGGAGATATAGATTTCGATGAATTAGACGAACAGATACAAGATAATATAATAGATCTTCTGGATAAAATTAACATAATTAGAAAAGCTTGGAATAAACCAATGATTGTTACATCAGGGTTTAGAACTATGGAAGATCATATAAGAGTATATAGAGAAAAAGGAATAACTGATGTAACTAAAATACCTATGAAATCGTTACATTTAACAGGAAAAGCTATTGACATATATGATCCAAATTTTGAGTTAACAGATTGGTGTAAATTAAATAATAGTAAAATACTAAAAGAAGTGGGGTTATGGTGTGAAGATGATAAGTCAGTAAAAAGATTACATTTTCAAACGAGTCCTCCTCGTAGTGGTAGTCGATGGTTTAAACCTTAAAGGAGTTAATATGGAATTTATAAGAAATATACAAGCTAATATTATTGTTTTTTATGAAACGGTTAAAAGATTTTTCTATTATGGTTGGAAACTAAGAAAGAATGGAGATTGGGATTATAATTACTTATATAAGATCATACATCTTAAGATTTGTAATATAGAAAAAGCTATAAAAAATGATAAACTACATAGTTGGTCTAAACGAGATTTTAGAGATCTTAAAATAGCTAAGAATTGTTTAGATAGACTAATAAACGACAGATATACAGTATATAGTAATGAAGATAGATATCTTGAAAGAAAAGTACATCCTGAATTTGGTATAGTTTATAGTATTAAACCTGATAAACTTAAATTTTATAAAAAATCTTTAGAAAAAGAACAATATCTACGTAATCAAGATATGGATATGTTTTGTAAGATACTAAAAGAAAGAAGTACCCGATGGTGGATATAATACTATGTTAAAGTATATAGTAAACAAAGATACTATAAATCTATGTAAACAGTTTGCTTTAGATTCAGTAGAAAGTAGCTTAGATGAATATTCAAAACGCAATCAATCAAACAAAGAATTAATCATTCAACAAATATTTGAAGGTAAGGTAGCAGAATTTGCTGTGTATCAATATTACAAAGATAGACAACTTGATTGTACTTTACCTGATATATCAATTTATACCAAAAGAAAAAAGTCATTCTCATCAGATTTACAAGTAGGTATGTATCATATACATGTTAAATCACAAAATTTAAGTTCACAAAGAAGATATGGTAAGTCTTGGTTATTTCAAGCTAAAGATCCTTTGTTTAAAAAAGCTACAGAATACGATATATGTGTGTTCTGTACTGTTGATGAAAACGTTGTAACTATTGAATTAAAGGATCAATTTGTTAATCTTACATTTTCAGAACCTAAATTAGATAAATTAAAAGGAAATAAAAAAGCTTTTTATCTTGACTAAAATTTAAAATTAGTTTATACTTTATAAATAACGACGATGCTCAGGTAGCTCCTGACTGATCTATGGGATAACGGTTAGCCATAGTAAGAATAACAAAAATCCGTTACAATTAAAGGATATATATGTTTTTAATTATTTTTTGGTTAGGAGCAGCTACTACAGTTACAGCTATTGGAATTGATAGTGATTGGAAGTTTGAGTTAAATGGTATAAAATTATATAAAGAAGAAAGAGCAATAAAGGAGTAATTTTATGAAAAAAGCGATTTTAATTAGTGATAATACATCGATAAATAGAGTTAAAAAAATTTTTAAAAATATAAAGAACATTACAAATGATATTGATACGTTGCGTGGTGAAAAATATGATGAAATTATAATCGTTGATGGTACAAATATAAAAAATTTTGAATATATTATGGACACATTAAAATCTATTTCTGATAAAATAACATTTTATATATAGAGGAATATATGATACTATACGATGTAGTCAAAAAAGAACTAATAAAATTTAAAGCTGTTACTGATGATAATGGTAATGAAATCTTTGTAGAAAACATATTCGAACAAGATGGAACACTATACTCAAATAAAGAACAAGCAATAAAAGAACTAACTAGAATTACTGAAGAACATGAAAAAAACTTAAAAGATACTGGTGATTGGTACTTATTACTTAATCCTCAACAGCTTCAACAAGGTTATCACTATACATACGATACAGGTAATGAAGTAATTGAATTCTTTATTCTTGAAAGAGAAATAGATATAAAACTTTGTTCCTGTCCCCGTCCTTCTGATGATAATGATGGTATGATACAATTTGATTAATGGAGATATATGACGAAGATTTTAAACCTTCTTAAACAAAGAATAGAAGTACATTTAAGTGGTTTTAACGTAAGAGAGAAAGATATACCAGAGTTAACGAAACTTATATTAGAAGAAATAGAAGATTTACTGAAGGATAAGAAATGAAATATATAGACACTGAAAATGTTATAATTAAAAGTTGGTGTAATGAACCTGAAGAAAGTACTATAGAACAAGCTAAAAATCTAGCAAATCTTCCTTTTGTATTTAGACAAGTTTGTTTAATGCCAGACACACATATGGGTCATGGTATGCCTATTGGTGGAGTTTTAGCTACTAAAGGTGTTGTAATTCCAAACGCTGTTGGTGTTGATATTGGGTGTGGAATGTATTGTGTTAAAACCTCATTAAAAGTAAACGAAATAGATACTGAAACTATAAAAAAAATAATGACTATAATTAGAAAAAAAGTACCTGTAGGATTTGCTCACCACCAAAAAGAACAGCCATTACAATATATACCAAAAATTGACAATAATTTATTTTTTACTCATGAGTTATATATTATAAATAATGAATTTTCATCGGCTATGAAACAAGTTGGTACATTAGGTGGTGGTAATCATTTTATTGAAATTCAAAAAGGATCTGATGGTTATGTATATTTTATGATACATACAGGAAGTAGAAATTTAGGTAAAAAAGTATGTGATTATTATAATAAAATAGCTAGAGATATAAATGATAAATGGTTTTCTAAAGTACCTAAAGAATGGGATTTAGCGTTTTTACCATTGGATACAAGAGAAGCTAAACTATATATAAACGAAATGACATTTTGTTTAGAGTTTGCGTTTTTAAATAGAAAACTTATTGCCGAAAGAATAAAAGAATCGTTTTTAGATGTTATTTCTTGCTCTTTTACTGATGAAATTAATATACATCATAATTATGCAGCTATTGAACATCATTTTGATTCTAATGTTGTTGTACATAGAAAAGGAGCTACATCGGCTAGAGATGGTGAATTAGGATTAATACCAGGATCACAAGGAACATCTTCTTATATAGTTAGAGGAAAAGGAAACGTAGAATCGTTCATGAGTTGTTCACATGGTGCTGGTAGAAAACTTAGTAGAACAAAAGCTAGAAATGAATTAAATTTAGAAAATGAACAAAAGATTTTAAACGATAAAGGTATTATACATTCAATAAGAAATCAAGAAGATTTAGATGAAGCTAGTAATGCATATAAAGATATTGATATAGTAATGGAAGAACAAAAAGATTTGGTTGATATTTTAATAAAACTAGAACCTATGGGTGTAATCAAAGGATAAAAAATGAAACAACAAGTAACACAAAATTCTAATGGTATTGGATTTATAGGACTACTAACTATTGTATTTATTACGCTAAAACTATGTGGAGTCATAGCTTGGAGTTGGTGGTGGGTATTAAGTCCTATATTGTTATCAACAGGAATAGCTATTATTATACTTATTGTAATGTTCTTAATATTAATGTTAGCTAAATAAGGAATATACTATGAATGAAAAGAAAGAAATTAAAATAGAAGATTTAAGAATAGGTCAAGAAGTTTGGTATCTTGATATAATATATAAAGTTATGGGGTTGTATGGAAGAACTAACTCTATAACTATTTCAAATGGTTGTAATACATATTATGTTAAACCTTATGTGTTATCTTTAACTCCACCAAAGAAGAAGATAAAGAAAACTAAAACTTTATGGTTTAACATATATCCAGAGGATATAATATGTTTACATTCATCACAAGAATTCGCTAAAAGCGTTTCAAGTAATTGCTTAATAGCGACAATATCACAAACAATTGAATGGGAAGAAGATGAAAAATAAAGAAAAGTTTAACTGTGATAAATGTAAGAAAGCTACACAAGAACTATATGTATTAAATAATAACAATAGTTTAGTTGCTACTACCGATCCAAGAGATACTTGGATCTGCTACAAATGTGGAGCTGAACATATTAAAGACTTTGAGAAAAGCGTAGGAGCTGCTAGATGCTTTCTAGAAGCCTTAGGTTACATTCAAAGAGAAGATCAAGAAGAATAATAACATATTAACTAAGAACGCTGAATAAGCCTATTTCTGTGATCCTAGGAGCCTATTTTGAAAATATATCGATATAGCCTAAAAAAGATACCTCGTTCAATACTTGCTGAATTGATTATGATGGATGATCAATTTGAATATGCTAGATGGGATATAGATACATGGCATAGCTTAGGTATGGATTTTTATTTAAATCAAGATAAATACGATTTATTTTTAATAGAGAATTGGTATGGTTTTGTTATTGGTTATGCTTTCTTTAGAAAAGATCCAGAAAGCTATCATCTCATGAAAATGGCTATCGTATCCAAAGATCAGTCTAAAGGGTTAGGAACTAAGCTTTTTGAGTATGTTAAAAACTATTACAAAGGAAAGCATGAAACTTATAATATAACATTGGAAGTGAAAGAAGACAATGTCAAGGGTATTGGTTTATATAAAAAGACAGGATTTGAAGAATTGCAAAAACTTGAGAACTATTATGCTGAAAACATACATGGTATCAAAATGATACTAAAAGTTTAATTTCGTAATACTCAATAATTGGTTGCGTCTTTTTCCAATTATCTCTCCTAAGCCTCGATTCACTATCGTTCATTGTTCGGCTACTCCATCCAACGCTAAGCATCAAATAAACAGAGTTAGTCCTAATTATGCATTGCATTAATAAAAGCTAAGTTAAAAATATTTTTTGGCTATGTAATTTACACTTGACAACCTTCGGCTAATATTATATACTAATCAATATACTAAACAAAGAGGTGCTACATGACTCTAACACAATTTGAAGAATTTATGGACTATCTAGATAAGAACGATGAAGCTATGCCTACATCTATGTTATTGAAAGAACAAGAAATTATAAGTCTAAAAATAGATATGCTTACTCAAAACTACAATTCTTGGGCTGGACTTGTAAACATAACAAACAGTGAGATACTCTTTGTAAATACAACAATTTACAATAACGAGATACATAACACATATGATCAGGGTAACAATATGATGTTTACACCACATAAGCAAATACCAGACAGATTCTTAGAATATCCAAACCAACAAAGACCGACTGAATATAAACATAAGTGTAGCTGTAACAGCTTAGATTTATTTCGTTTTGGTTGTCGATGTGGTGGAAAATAACCGTATGTAACAAGGTCTTACGACCAAAGGAAGATTTATGTTATTAATTTTATTTATATCTACTATTAGTAATATGATTATGTTGAATGAAGTTATTGAGTTAAAGCAAGCAAATCCAATATATTACGATTGCTATTACTCAGGTCAACTTAGATACTGTGAAATATCTGAAATAATCCAAGAATCAGTTACAAACGAAGTTGATCCAATAGAACAGCTAGAAAGGATTGTAAAATGAAGATATATAAAATAACAATGGTGAATAGCCAAACTTTTTTATATGATAGTGATATTGATGAGATAGCTGAAGTTGCTTGGTATTTCAATACCTTAATAGCTAGAAACCATATATTCTTGAACTGTAATGGTAAGATCATTAACTTAAAGAACATTAGTCATATTGATGTATAGGATTTCGTTTCTATTATATTTAAAGATGACTGTGAAGGATTAAAAAATGAGAAAGTATAAATTCTTAGATAAGTTATGGAATAGAAAGACTAGAAATTATCATCTAATAGTACAAATCCCTGGATATTGTTATGGAAACAAGGAAGAAGATGTATTATATTTTTACTATACAGTACCATTCAAAGGTAATGGTAGAATGATTGGTCGAACTCAGATACAATGGTCAGAATTAGAAATAGATACACTTTTTAAAAAAGTACCCAAATTTCCTTGGGAGTAATTAGTTTATTAATAATTTAACTTGGAGCTAACATGAAATTGAAAAGAACTGTTTACAAATCGAAAAACAAAGAAGCTTACTATGTTCTTAGTACTCTTAATGATGTTATAGTTGAAAGAGTCGACTTTGATACTTTGGAGAAAGTCATAACATATCTTGATGAAACCGAAAAACAGTTAAAAAATGAAGGATACTCGCTAGAGAGAGAAAACGATAATATGATGCAATGAATAAAGGAGAAATCCTTAACGATGTTCATTCACGAAGTTCATGAGTGATCAGGAGTGATATATGAAATTTTATGCTATAAAAGATATTGGTGATAATTTTTTAGCTAAAGAGTATTGTGAAGGATGTAAGTATTCAACAATGACACAAGAAGGTGCTTGTTTATATGAAACATCACACCAACTACATACGATACTAAACAACGAAAATATGATGTTACTAATTTTTGAATCTAAAGAAAAAGCAGATAAATACATTAAAGATACTGGATACATTTGTTATCATTCAATTTGTTTAGATGATATTTAGTTTATGATGCATTGCTTTAATAATATAGAGGTAAAATTTTTACAGAAGTCTAGATCTACATTTACTCATCCCATTTCACACATACCCTCCCCTTAGTCTAACCATACCATACTTATTGCAAGATCTATACCAATACATATTCTTTGTTTATTGGTATGAGTATTGCAATTGCATATAGTATGCCAAACCAATATCACAACTAAGTGTTTTAGTAATGGTACACACTTATATTAACTGGGTACTTATACTAAGTTAAGCTGTTATATACAACACCATAGTGATATCGATAGATGTTATATAAAACATCATAACAATAACATCGTCTTAGTAACATTTTATTGTTAATAACATATCTGTTAATATCTATCAAAGTAATTTATGTTCATGAGTGTTAAGCCATACTAATTTTAGTATAACTTGAGATTATACGGTTATTAGTATCTTTCACTTCGTTCAAGAAGTGTATTACTTATAAGAGATATAAGATAAACTATTAGCAACTAAACTTGTATAGTTGTCACTTAACAACAATATCTACGTGTTGTTTATTGACAACAGTATTATTATTTTTAATGGTAAGTATAAGATAAAGATTGATCAACTAGACAAGTATAGTAGTATTAGTATTACTTATAAGAAGATACTAGATGTAGTAGATAAACTAATAGAGCTAACTTTGGGTATAGTATGGGCTTGTATGTTTAGTGATGCATGAGATTACAGAGAGATAACGTGAGAAGTTAATGATTACAGGTAGATAGAAATTATACTATTAATACTATTACCATATATATTCGATAGTTTACATCATTTAATCTGTTCTCGGTATAATTTATTTATTGTAATAAAACCATACCATACAATTTAGTCTGATGTCCCTAGAGAACGTTAGCTAACATACCGTAATTAATTTTAACAATTAATCACGTGTTACGATGTACTCATTTCGCTATCGTTTCACTACGCTGCATTCGTGTTAACATGCTTAACGCAGATAACTTAGTTAACAGATTGTTTAGTTTTGTATAATATACTAATTTGTATATCTATACAGATACTTGATAAATCGATTTAACACACTGTTTCAGACACTATTCAATAATTACTAGATGTTAGCCGAAAATCATAAAACATAGCCCGAAAAAATAATTCAATTTTAGAATTATATCAGTGAGTTATCATATAAAAAAGTTAGCTAAGATCTTTTTGATCGTTCTGCTACATAACTGTATTACTTTATGTTCCATAAATATTATTGACAACTTAGCTGTTTTGATGTGGTTGACTTTTTGATGCGGTTGTGTTAAGATTTTTATATGAACAACGAAAAAATAAAAAAGGTAAATAATATGAAGTTTGAATTCTTAAGAACTAAGTATCTTATGTTAGTAGCTAAGTTAACTTATATCAAGATGACCTATGATCTTGAGGATAAGGACACTATCTACATGATAGAAAAATTTGAAAATCTTATCAATTGTTTCAAGAAGATAATAGCACGTAGAGACCAACAAAGAATATTTATTAAAGATTGAGGTGATACGATGAAAAACGATAACTTTGTGTTTATTTTAACATTCAGTGTGTTTATGGTTATATTAGTAACTAATTTAATATAAAATCGTTCAGGAGTGATATGAAGTTATTACTTAACGGTATTGAGATTGTTAGAGCTATAAGTATTAAAGAGTTAAAGAGTAGAGTTAACAAGTTAAAAGTAATTCAAGTTAACAACGTTCTTAATTTAGTTAGTATTATATTTGAAACTAATAACGGTATAATGGAGTACATTATTATCTGTAATTCTAATAAGTCTAGTCGATTTGTTTATAAAGTATTAAAGGACTAATATTACTGAACGTACATTCCTGAATGGAATGAAGAATAATGAGGTATATATGGATAAAATTTATAACTATGAGATATCAGGAATAGACACTAAGGATTATCCAGATTTTTGTGATGCATATGTTAGTTATGCAGAACATGAGGATGGTACACCACTAACAGATGAAGAGCTTGATGAAGTCAATGAGAGTGGTATGGTATATGAACTTGTTATCAACTATTTATTTTAACTAAGGATGGTATATGGATATTAAATATAAGATAGTTTATGAAGATAGCGGTTATAATGGTTTATACTTCTTTTTTATTTACTTTAAACGTGGGTCAATTACTAATTGGGTTATAGCATCTTCACATTCGTTTAAAACCAAAGAAGAAGCTCAACACCATATAAATACCGTTTTAAAAGCTTAACTCGTTTTTAGGCTATGTTTTGTGATAATTAGAGGCATATAAGAGATTGACCTTAACTGTTTAACAAAGGATAAAATTATGGACCGATATTTAATAAATTATATAGATTGTTTTAACTGTATGCATACAACTAAGGATAGTTACACTCATAAAGAAATGATAGATATGTTAGATATACTAAGTAACTTTAAATCTATCTTAGTTGTAAATGTAAATAAGATAACTGAATAATAACATTGAGAGGTAATATTACCGAACGGAGTAAGGTATATATGTATAAAATAGAATGTATTTATAAGTGTGGTAACTATATGTTTGTGAGTAACTTAAGTCAAGATAGACTTGACTTCTTTTTGGATAACTTAGTTTTAGATAGAAATGTTTTAAAGGTTATTGTTAGCCGAGAGGAGATATAATATCAAACAAAGTGAGGTATAATATGTTACCACATATAATATTTATAATTGGTTTAATAGGAATATTAGTAGCTGCATATATAACTTTTAATCATAAATAGGAGATTTTTATGAACAATCAATCATATACTGAATATTACAATGAGTTACAACGTGAAGAAAAAAGAAAAAACACTAGAGATATAATCAAAGATATAGTACAATTTAATCGATATGAGAACAAAGACGTTGTTATAATAGGTAGTTTTAAATTAAATGAAGTCTATGAAGACTTAACCGATCAACTATTAAAGTTGTGTGTTATCGATCGTTTCAAAGAAATACATTTAAAAAGCTATAACAAAGATTATAAATATAAAGAATTTGTTAAGTTAGTTGGTAATAAAAGAAAATTACATAAAATGTATAAACAGATTTTAGGTATTGAATAGTGATATCATTACTGAATGTAATGAAGTATATTAAAAGATATTGAGGTATCATTACCGAACGTACATTCCTGAATGGAATGAAGGATAGTGGGGTATATATGAACAAATTTGATGGTATAATTAAAAAGCATGGTATTGAAAACTTAGTTATATCCAAAAAGCAATTAAAAGAAGGTGATACTATATTAATAAGTACATATAACAAAATAATGGAAACTAAGGTTATAAGTTTATTAAATAATATATGCGGTTATGAAAATTATATAATTGTAGATAACGATAGTTATTTAGATCTATCAAATACCTTAGTTATTAAGGTTAACAAAGAGATAAAAGAAAAAAATAGATGTTCTTGTGGGGCTAAGTATACTAGTAATCCTAATTATCACTTAAGTTATTGTGATTGTTTTAAAAGTAATTATTAATAAAGAAGAGATATAATAACGTTTAAATAGGAGATGTTTATGAATGAAAATACAATAGTGTGTCCTACAAATGCAACAACTAGTTATAATGTTACCGAAAAGTATAAGTTTCAATCTACTAAGGATATTATTAGTTTTTTTGAGTCTCAAGGGTTTATGTTAGCTAATAAAAAGATCTGTAAGGTTAGAAATAGATCTAAACAAGGCTTTCAAAAACATATGTTACGGTTTAATCATGAGGCGTTAAGGATTGATGATCAAAACACGTTACAAGTCTTAGTTAAGAATAGTCATGATGGATCAAGCTCTCTTCAAATTAATCTAGGTATATATAGGCTTGTATGTTCAAATGGTATGGTTATAGGTAGAGAATTTGTTGGTTATAATTTAAAACATATAGGTCATAACTTCTATATTAAATTAGAAGAATCTTTAAAAGAATTGATAGTAGCTGCACCTAAATACAAAGAAATGATTATAAGAATGCAGAATGTTAACTTAACCAATGATCAAAAAGACGAAATTATAAAAAAAGCGGTTAACTTGAGGCTACAAAGCATTGAAAATGTGGATAACGTTGACGTTAGTCGTTCTTTTAGTCCTATTAGAATAGAAGATAATACCAATGACTTATATACTGTACTTAATTTGGTACAAGAGAGAGTTATTAGAGGCGGTATAAAATATACAACAAAGACTGTAAATGAAAATAACGTTGTTGAGATTAAAAATCATTCAACTAAAAAAATTAATAGTATTGATAAAGATTTGGAGTTAAATAAGAATTTGTTTGATATAGTATCTTCTTATTTAGTAGCTTAATGAGGTATATGTATGACACAATATGAAAAAGACTTAGCTGCTGTTAAACAAAATGGTTATGCTTTGAAATATGTTGAACATCAAACTCCCGAATTATGTTTAGCTGCTGTTAATCAATATGGTTATGCTTTACAATTTGTTAAGCATCAAAC